ACGCAAGCATTGATAGAATACAAACTCTACAGCAAGGCGACCGAAATATAGTTCTTCGTAGCGGATCAACAAGCGCTTCAGCTCTACTACTAGAAGATGCAAATGATGCTTTTAGAGTTCAGTTATATGGTGCGGGGGGTGATTATGGCTTTCTAGCATCTGAGTGGGGCGCTTGGGATATTAGAAAAACTCCCAGCGGTAACATGAGCTTAAATAATAGCACCTCTAATATTGTTTGGCACGCTGGCAATGACGGTTCTGGCTCTGGTCTTGATGCTGATACTCTTGATGGTATTCATAAATCCGGCATGTGGGCAAACATGGATGGAGCTGTTCGCACAAACTATACTTTAAAATTTCGAGCGCCTTCAAGTGGCTACGCAGGTATTCAATTTGATAGTCAAGCAAATACTTCAAATTATGCAGGGTTTTTTCTACACTATGGAGGTACATCTACATCGGGTGTGTACACGGCGGATGGAATTACTCTTGTTGCAGATAGAGGGTGGCTAACTCTTGCTCAACGAACAACCTCGTCAAAAGGCGTCAGAATTATGTCTGGCACTACTTCGACCGAGCGTTTAAAGGTAACTACAGCAGGAGATATTCAGTTTGTAAATGGCAACAGTTTTACATATGGTGGAAATACTATATGGCATGCCGGTAACGACGGCTCTGGTTCAGGTTTAGATGCTGATACTGTAGACGGAATACAAGGCGCTTCATTTTTAAGAAGTGATGCAAACGATACTGCAACGGGTGGAATTACTTTTAATACTTTCACTCTTTCTACCAATGGAACCTATGCCCCAGCAAGTGTAGGCCATACTGCATCATACCCAGAAGGTATTTTTTGGCATAATGCCTCTACCTACTCCATTTATAGAACATCTGGCACGTGGACCAGCCCCAACTATCAACAGCTTAAACTAGATTGGCCCACGGGAATTTATCTCGATGGGGGAAGTAGTTATGGGCTTTCTGGAGTAAGAGTTGTAGGAAACTTGTTAGCAACAGGAAATATTACTGCATACTCTTCAGATGAAAGATTAAAAACAAATATTACTACTATTGATAACGCTTTGAATAAGGTTTTAAAATTAAGGGGCGTAACTTTTAACTGGCGAGATGATTTAGAAGAAAAATATAACTTTAAACCTGTTTGTAATTTTGAGCACGGAGTCATTGCTCAAGAAGTTGAAAAAATAATTCCGGATGCAATTACAGAAGCTCCTTTTAGTGTAGAACACACAAAAGATACTGGAGAAGAACACAAGTTTTTAACCGTAGACAAAGAAAAGATTATACCATTATTAATCGAAGCAATCAAAGAGCAACAAGCTCAAATCGAAGAACTCAAGGAGATAATTAAATGCCAGTAACATGGACTTATAATGCACCAGAAGGTGAAAATAGAACTGTAAACGTAAGTTTTACTGACGGTACAATTACACACGAACGATCTGTAAACGCAGTATTTACAGACGAAAGCTACGATGCAACTGCAACAGAAGCTCGCGTAGCAGAAGTAGGAGCAGGTGTAGAAAATAAAATTGCTCTCGGAGTAATTACCGAAAGCAGTGGAGAGCCCGCACCAACTCCTCCGGCAGAGTAAAATATGGCTCTTCAAAGTAGCGGAGCAATTAGTCTTAATGAGATACACGTAGAGGCAGGAGGCACATCCGGCACTACCGTGTCTATCAACGACTCTGATATTCGCGCCTTAATAGGTAAAGCCTCGGGTGTGCAGATGGCTTTTAGCGAATGGTATGGGGCTTCATCGTCAGTAGCTATTGATGTACGTATTCGTGGAGGCAGGGGCGGTAACATTCAGGGAGGCAACTACAACGCGCAAAGCGGAAGAGGCTACGGTGGATATACTCGTTGCCAACTAAGCGTACCATCTGGGACTCAATTTCAATTATATTCTGGCGGGCAAGCAACCGATAATGTTACGACCAATGGGGGTAGGCATGAAAGAGGTGGACCCGGCGGTGCCGCTTCAGTAATTCGCTGGACTTCCGGAGGCGTAATTCTTGGAATTGGTGGTGGTGGCGGCGGCGGCGGCACTGACCCTTATACTTATTCTGACCCTAATGATGGGAGGGGCGGTAATGGCGGGGGAGCAAATAATAGCGGGAACTCGGCAATGCCAACCACTGCAACGGCGCAACTCGGACAAGGCGGGGGCGGTGGCGGTGGCGGCACCGGAGGTTCAGCAGGAAGCTCAAATAGAGGAAACCCAGGAAACGCAGGAGGCACCATAGCCGGAGCAAATGGCAAAAATCCCTATACAGCTAACAGAGGAAATAATAGTTTAGGTTATAACGGCGGCTACGGTGGAGACGGGGCAAGCGCCGGGGATGGCTTTGGCGGCGGCGGCGGCGGGGGCTATGGCGGAGGCGGTTCTGGAGGTGCAAACGCTGGTGGCGGCGGAGGCGGAGGCGGAGGCGGCTACGGAAGAACCTCTGCTTATAGCGGCTCTTCTACTGTGACAGTTACGGGCTCTAACGGTAATCGAAATGGGACAGGGTATATTGATATTTATATCGGGGGAACGCGGGTCAAAAGAGTAATATCAAGTGGCTCATCAGCAAACTCAGGGACTTATACAGTATGAATTACACTTACGAAATAATAGACTACAATTCAAACACTCTTATTATATCAGTACGATATATGTCGAGTAATGAAAATCATCAAGACATAGTGCATTCTTTCAGATTGCCGGATTTATCAGAAGAGTCAGTTAGAGACCAAATAGAAACTTTTGCTCATGTAATATGTGATACGTGGGAAAGATCTGAAAGTGCGCCCTCCGCACTTTCAGACACTTTAACTGGGCCTCAGTCTGCTGTGCGAGAAAAAATAAAAACAATACTTACCGAACCGGAGCCTGAGTATAACTTTGATACTCAAAAATTAGTTTCGGCAGTACGGCAAACAGAAGATAATATCATAGAGTATTGGGAAGTCGTAGATTTAACAGAAGAAGAATTAGCTGATAGAGCACGCGGAAAGCGTTTTTATCTTTTAAGAGAAACAGATTATTTAGTATTTTCTGATACTCCAGAGCCTTCTCAGGTTTTATTAGATTACCGACAAGCATTAAGAGACGTTCCTCAACAAGAGGGCTTTCCAACTAATATTACTTGGCCTACAAAACCATAAAAAAGGAGGCTTACGCCTCCTCTCCTTCTTCTGGTGCCTCAACAGGCTCGGGTTGAACCTGTGGACTCGCTTGCTGTTGAATTTTAGTAATCACTCCCATACTTGCTTTTGCTGGAAGTTCGCCTAGTCCTCCAAGAACCATATTGATTTCTTCGAGAGATAGGTCAAGTTTAATACTTTCATTTGCCATAATAGAAATTCCTATTTAAATATATCTTGCCAATTTCCGGTAGTGCTCGCGCGTGCATACTCGGTGGCTCTGTTTTCAAAAAAGTTAGTGTGCTCTACACCGTTTAACATATAGTCAAGCCAAGGTAGAGGATTATTTTCACTTCCAAAAATTTTCTTCATTCCTAAACCAAGAAGTCGACGATCTGCAATATATCGAATATACTCTTTTACTTCTGCAGCAGTTAAATCAGGCACTTCCGCACCTTCAAAACATAAGTCAATAAAAGCATCTTCTAGTTCTACTGTGCGCTCTGCTGCACAATAAATCTCATACTTTAGATCATCATTCCATAGCTCTGGATTCTCTTGAATAAAAGTACGGAATAGTTGTGACATACCTTCAACATGCAATGTTTCATCACGAATCGACCATGTAACAATCTGTCCCATACCTTTCATCAAGTTATGTCTTGGAAAGTTGAGTAGAATCGCAAAACTACTAAACAACTGTACTCCTTCTGTAAATCCAGAGTAAATTGCCATTGTTTTAGCGATATTCATTGGAGTATCCATCCCAAAATTGGAAAGATGCTCGTGTTTATCCATCATTGCTTTGTGTTCAAAAAACTTTTGGTATTCGTCGTCACCAAAACCAAGAGTTTCTAACAATAATGAATATGCTTCTTGATGCACTGCTTCCATTGCTGCAAAAGCAGATAGCATCATTCTTACTTCAGGCTGCTTAAATGTTGGTAGATAATGCTTTGCATATCCACAACAAACATCTACATCAGCTTGTGTAAAAAATCTAAAAATCTGATTGATAAGTCTACGATTCTCAGGTGTCAACTTATCTCTATAGTCTCGTAAGTCATCCGCAAGATTTACTTCATCAGGAAGCCAGTGCATATGCTGTTGAGTTTTATAGTGTTTAAAAGCCCAAGGGTAATTAAAAGGCTTGTAATATTCTCTTTCTGTTAATAAATTCATTCAATGCTCTCTAAGACTTCTTTCAAGTCGCTATATCCCCCAATCCAAGTATCTCCAATAAGTATCTGAGGTACTGTTTTGACTCCAGGGAATAATTCCATAAATTTTAACATATCAAGACTTGCTTCGATACTCTCTACTTCAAATCCTTTGCTTTTTGCCAGCTTTTCTGCTAGATGACAAAATTGACAATCTTCTGTGCCCCATACTGTTATTTTATCCTTCACAAGCAAGGCACCCCTCTTCGTCCATGCTTTCAAAAATATACTGTCGAAGAGCTTCATCAGATACATTTTCAGCACGCTTATACGCTTCGCTTCGCAAATAGTATAGAGTTTTTACTTTCTTTTTCCATGCCATCATATGAATAGCGTGAAGTTCTTGCTTTGATACATTTGCAGGAAAAAATACATTTAGAGACTGACTTTGGCAGATATATTGCTGTCTATCGGCTGCAAAATCAATAAGCCATCTTTGGTCAATTTCAACTGCGGTTTTAAAGACGTCTTTTGTAAAGTCGTCAAGAAAGTCAAGATGCTGAACTGAACCGCCGTTTGTAACAATACTTTTCCATACTTCATCGTTATCTTCTCCTATCTCTTGAAGAATGTGCTCAAGGTACTCATTTTTTTGAAGACTGGATCCGGATTTAGTCTTCTGAGTAAACGCGTTAGCTCTGTAAGGCTCAATACTAGGGCTAGTGTTACCGCAGATAATACTACTACTAGCATTAGGAGCAACAGCCAAGAGATGAACGTTACGAACGCCATAACCCACTGCATCAGGAGCTTCGCCCCGTTCTTCAGCCAATTTACGAGTTGCATCTAGCGCCTCCGTTTTTATGTGGCGAAACATTCTCATGTTTGCGCTCTTCGCCATTACTCCTTCGAGTGGCGTATGGTGTCTTTGAAGATAGGCATGAAAACCCATTGCTCCAAGACCAATACTTCGTTCTTGCTCTGCACTATGTACGGCTCTCCATAACTCATTCGGAGCATTCTCAATAAAGTGTGTAAGAACATTATCAAGCATTGCTATCAGATCTGGAATAAAATGCGGGTCATGCTGCCATTCATCAAATTCTTCCAAATTTACGCTTGATAGACAACATACTGCTGTACGATCATCGTCTGTTGCAAGAGTAATTTCACTACAAAGATTTGAGTGATGTACTTGTAATCCTTTATCTTTTTGACACTGAGGCAAAGCATCTTGCACAGT